CTTGCCTTCTTTGGCTTGAAGTTCAATTTTCTGAATTGATAACTGAGTGCCATTGATAGTGGCCTCGTAACCAGTTTGCACAATTTTACCTGCGCTTGAGGCATTGCTTGTTAATGCTTTAATTGGAATGCCACTTGAGAAGTCTGCAATTGCATACTCACCAATTCCATACTCGTAATATCCTTGAGGTGGAATAAAGACGTTCTCTGATTGATAAGCTCCTGAGTAATCAAAAGCCCACTTAATCGTTAGAAACTGATTTGATCCACCAATCACAACAGCCGTAATAGACTTCAAGATAGAAATCTGGTTAGGGTTTCCTAAGTCGGCATTGTTTGTGTAGTACAGGAATCGATAAGAAGACGAATCATCGAGATATCCAGTATATTTACCGATGTAGCCTTTTTTACCAATGTACAAGTCGCCATTGCGAAGTGACTTTAAACAAGTCGGAGCAATTGAGTCCCACTTCGTCACACGAGAAGCGCCATCTTGCAAAGACTGCTTGGTATCAAAACAGTAAACTTGTAGTGTTTCTGGCAAAACAAGCAGATAAAACGCATCTTTTTCTGAGTAAACAGACTTCAGATTAGCCAATGTTTCACCAGCCAATGATGATGCTAAGTCGAAGCGAACATTCTTAGACAAGTCACGCAATGGTGCAGACTTCTCTTGGATAGTCCTCATCAATGAACGAACACCTGAGTCTGACAAGAAAACAACATCAGTTCCAATGCTCTGAATCGTATCCCTTGCGATACACCCAATAGAGCCTACTGTGTCGCTCAAAACAAGTGATGCAGGAGTAGAAGCTCCTGAATAAACCAGAATTTGCTTCTTACCAAAGATAAACAAGAAGTCATTGTGAGCAGCCAAGCCCATCACTTCATCAGCACCATTAGGCCATACACGAGAAACATCTAGTGAACCAGAAGTGCCACCACTCCATACATGACCTGCAATCAGATCAGAGAAGTAAACAGTTGTCTTATTAGATGAAGTGCTAGCTACCCACAAGCGACCAAAGGCTGAAATGCAGATATTTGCTTGTTCAACAGTAGCTACATAACCTGATTTCTCAGAAACTCTACGATAAGTAGTTGTACTTACAGCAGGGTCGTAAATCAAAGGGTCATGCCCTGTTTGAAAGAAGTATGCAATGCCATTTAGAGTAGCACATTGCCAGTTATTTGCACTAATAGTAGGAGCAGTACCACCCCCACCATAGGTCAACTCAGTCACAGCATTTGCACTACCAAGTTTAAATATCTTGTTGTTGCCCGCAAAAAGGACTGTAAGAGTGCCGTCAGTTTGAACTAACTCATGGATAACACCAACATCATTGTCACCAAGGTTGCCAGAAGATGAATTAACTTTTGTCCAACCTTTTCTAGCGCCAATACGACCATATTGGTCAAGAATACAGTTTGTTGCAACTAAAGCAAAACCAGACCCTAAATCTAAAGGCGAATCTTCAGTATTCAGGCCAAAGAAGCCTGGTGCAGAAAGACTATAACTTTGGAGTTGCGATGCCATTAGACTGCCTCAAAGTTGTCTTCAGGATAGCGTGTGCTTTCCATAGCAATTGCATCTGCAAGCATTCCTCTAAACATTGCATAAGCTTCATTAGAGTTTGTGCCACCATCTTCGCCACGCTCAATCAAAGCACGAGCATAAGCACTCTGAGTCACCAAGTAATCTAATACTTTGACAGTTGTTGAGTCAGATGACAATGCTGCTTGAGGAACAACTACATCAAACAAAAGTGTGTATACGCCATCAGGAATTGGATAAACATCAATCTTTGTGTCGTTGCTTGAATCTACGCCATTGAAGCAATATTCAGATGGGATTCCTTGAACTGGAGTCACAAAGTTCAACTTGCGATTCATGCTTGTGAAAGGAACATCACCCATCACAACATTGCTAGTTGTGTTTAGAGCGTCCATCACACGGAACTTTTGACCAACACCAGTCAAAGAATATGAGTGTGTGCCAGCAGTTGTAGAAATTGTTACTGTTTGAGACAGGCAATTCCAAGTGTATGTGTCTTCGATCTGACGCTTGGCATCATTGACAAACTTGCCAATCAAAGCAGAATAGGTTGTTTCTCCAACAGTAGAAACTGTGCTTTCACGCAAGCGAACAAGCACATCGTTAACAAGTTCTAAGTAGGTCATGTTCTTTGCGCTCCTTGTACTTCAAATGTACAAATGAAAGTATAAGTGCTTCCTGTTTCTGTTGTAACACGAACTTGATCACCCTCTTCAAGCACAATGTAAGCCTCGCCATCAAACTTCAAATAGTCTTTAGCATTCAAACTGTATTCTTTAAGAATGTCATAAGAAGTTGACGAACTTGAGTCATACCATTGAGCAGTAAAGTGCTTGGTAGAGCCTGAAGCATTGTGGGCATACAGAAGGTTAAATAGAGCGTAATAGCCAGTCGGTACTGTATAAACAGTAGTCAATGTTGCCGCTGTTGGGCTAATTCCGACTGATACTGGTCTCACTTCTTATTCCTCTTAGAGATCGCCTTGGCTTTAGCCCTAGCGTCTTCCTTGGACGATGCGCCCCAAGCTCTAAGAGAAAGTAAAAGTCGGGTAGGCTTTCCATCTTTCATCTCAGCGCCAGGCATATTGCCCATTCTAGATAAAAAGGAGGCCCTTCTAGGGTTGTCGCCCGCTTTTAGTGGAGGTTTTAAATTTCCACCTGTTTCTGCATTATACGATGCTCTTCCTTTGGCATTCAAGCCCCCAGAAGCAGATTTTCCTTCTTTTCTTTGCCAAGCAGGAGTTTTCATTTCTTCTTCATAGATTTGCTCATGCCAGCAGAACTTAGGGCAATGGCAATCGCTTGTTTCTTAGATTTAACTACAGGGCCACCTTTGCCAGAGTGCAAAGTACCAGCCTTAAATTCTTTGTAAACCTTTGAGATTTTGGCTTCTGCTTTAGTCTTTTTCATTTGCCACGACCTGACTTTTTCATCATGTTCTTGGCAGTACGCTCACCACGCTTAGGCATGGGTTTTCCAACAGCAATCATAATAGCTAAAGGCATAGGCTTTTTGTCCTTCTTTGGCATCTTGGCGCTAGTCATCTTGGTTTTTCCGTACATGATTTCTCCTTAACGAATCATCTTGGTTGCAACAAAAGAAACTATACCGCCAACTACAGAAGCGATAGCCATTCCAACAAACATTCCACCTTTGGATTTATTTGCCATCTCTAAAAGGGCTTTAATATCTTCACGCATTGCATGAACTTCGGACTGGAGAGCCTCTACTTGGGCTTCTAATTTACCGAACTCTCTTGGATCAATCTCAGACATTTGCAGTCTTCCTTGGTCTGCCCATCTTCTTAACAGGCTGTGGTTGAGACAATATTAAAGGCTTTTCAAAAGACTCTTTAACTTCTTCATCAATTCTGACATAACCTGCATGACCCTTCATGCTATCAATATCATGTTGAAGCAAGAAAGTTACTGTTTGACCGCTTTGTAAGCATCGAAAGGTTGCCATAAGAATCTCCGAAGAAAAGGGGGTTATTAGCCCCCTTTAGATTAGACCATGCGAACTACGACCAAACGAAGGGTAGTAGAAGCCAAGTCAACAGTAGAGCCAGACTCATTCTGGATACGGAATTTGACTGTGTTTGCAGCAGAAACATAACCTGTTACTGTCAAACCAACCAAATCTACACCCAAAGATGCGCCAATGACCATGTCACCCAAGGCTACGCCAGGGATAGTGATATCGTCAGTCTCGCCTGCGCCATCTACCAATGAACCTGCGTCCAAAGTAGCACGAACAGCCCATGTATCGCTGAACAAACCACGGAACTGGTCGTTACCGCGGCGTGATGTTACCGATGATGCGGTTGCCATAATAAATTCCTCCTAGATTAAGAAAAAACTCCCCCATCCGAAGACAGGGGAGAAGTGGCAACATTAAGCAGGAACTGCCAATGCAAATGCACCAGATGCGTTAGCGGCAGAGCTAGTAGCAGATGTACGCAGAGCTTTCACACCATAGATAGTGTCAGCAGTAAACAATGTACCGAGGTACTCTTGCTTGTACTGAGTCTGTGAACGGATGCCCAATTGCTCAACCAAGACCATAGAGTCTTTGTGGCCCATCAAGCAGATGCGGTCTGTGCCAGAAGAACCAGCGCCAGTATCAGCATTGGAAGATGCAAACACAGCCATGCCGTACAGTTGACCGATTTCACCATTGCGGATCGCATCGCCATTACCGATGAAGGCTTGCTCGGTGTAACGAGCCAGACCCATCAAAGTGTTACGGCTTGATGGAGGAATCAGGAAGAAACGGCCATCCATAGGAATGTCGTTGTCATCCAAACGCTGAATAGTGCGACGGATAGCAGCATCTGTCAAAGCGGCAGCGTTAGAGGATGTGCTGTTGTAAGCAGTAGTACCATCAGAGCCGATATAGGCTTTGGTAGTAGTGTTGCTAGTAGCATAGTCATCAGTACCAACTGTAGCGCCATTGAAAGCACGACCCAACTGAACCAAGTCAGTGTCGATGCGCTTTGCCAAGGCATAACCTGCGTCTTCTGTGTAGAAAGAACGCAAAGATGTCAAAGCTTGCACTTCAACGATGTCTTCGATCAAACGTGAGTACTCATAGTGCTTGTTGATCAACACTTGAATGTTAGTGTCGCTCTCAGCAATCAGAGTAACTGCATCGGTAGCGGCTTTAGCAGAAGCAGAACCACGAGCAGGGCTAGGGATGTTGACTGTGTCACCCTTTTTGCCTTTGAAAGACATCTTCTTGACCAAGTTGGCCAAAACGAGGTTCTTCTTATAGGCAGCAACAATTTCATCACTCCAAATCTCTGGAATGAAGTTAGCTGCGGATGTAGTGGTTACACTATTTGTGGGGGAAAAGGCGGTATTTGCCATAATTAAATCTCCAAAAATTAAAAAAGTTACTTAACTCGGCCTTCTTGATACGCTTGCATGATCTCGTCACTTAGCGCTTCATATCGGGCAGGGTCTTGCATTTTCAGCCGAATAAGGTCAGCCCTACGATAAACCTTCTTAGAAGATTCTCCAGAACCACCAACATCAACTCCAACAGCCTTTAGATTCTGCTTGCGAGTGGCTTCTCCAGCATCACTTGCTTGCTTAGTCTTCACGCTACGAAGTTGCTTGTAAGTAGACAGCAATTCATTGGCAGAGTCGTAATCATATCCCGCATCAGCTTGCTCAAACAACTTTAAGCGAACAGGGCTAGATTTAACCC